TTGTCGCCAAGATCACTTTGACCTAATCATGAAGGTCGAATTCATTAAGCCCCATCACGGAAACGTGGTGGGGCATGTTGCTGATTTTAGAGAGGGTATCTCGAGGACGCTTGTGTCCCTAGGTGTAGCGAGGCTTGTTAAAGATGACTGTGAGTTGGACGATCGAAAGGACGAGCAGCCAAAGCCATCTGGGAGTGAGCCTCGACGAAGCAAAAGCGCACCTAAGAGTAAGCGGGTCGGGACAAAACGATCTAATAAGTCTTCTGATTGAAGCAGCAACAGAGCAACTCGAGCGTGACATCGCAAGGGCTGTATTGACGGCTACATGGAGGCAGTCGATGGCATCATTCCCAGAAGGGACGGGCGCCATAGAACTGTTTCAACAGCCGATCACCGCAGTGACAGCTATCACCTACACAGACTGCGATGGAAACACGCAGTCGTTGCCGCAGGAAAAATGGGTGTACAGTTCTTCAAGGCGGAAGCTGTATTGCACCATCGGCAGTGAGTGGCCTTCGGTCGCCGAAACCGACGCAGACACCGTGTTCATTGACTTCACCGCTGGCGTTGCCGACTCTGGTTGCGTACCGCGATTGATGAAGCAAGCGATTCTCCTTGAGGTTGGCAGGACATTCTTTGATCCGGCGCAAGAGAACGGTGTGAACACGAATGACGGCAAGAGCTATGAAAACATTGTCAGGAAACTTAGAAGGACTTCGTATCCATAATGGCAAAGGTTAGTGGCTTTAATCGAAAGAGAATCGGGCACCGCAACTATGTTGCAACGATTCAGACCCCGCCAGTGGCGCTAGACAGCTTTGGTCAGGTTGATTATTCGCAAGGTTGGACCGACAAGATAGTCGGATGGTACTGCGAATTGATTAGCGCCGCTGGCGGTTTCGATGCCTACGGAAACATGGTTTCAAGTTCAACCACCGACGTCATCGTTGGCGACTACAGTCACGCACAGTCCGCAAGTGTAGAAGATCGAGTTGTTATCGACGGAAACTACTACACCATCACAGCCGTGAGAGACATATCCGGCGACAAGAGGGAGCTTCGGATAGAATTGAAGCAAGGGCATTCGACCATTGGCTAGACTACCGAGAATGCTTAAGGCTCACGCATCAGAAGCCAAGCGCGTAATGCGTGCGAGAAACACAACGGGGAGCAGTGGCCCATTCCTTGACATGGATCACCGGAAGCTCCTTGATACCTTTGCGGCAGAGGTGCAGGGTCGAGTTGTCAGGTCGGCCGTTGGTGCCGCGTCCACGGTGGTAAGGAAGCAGGCCAAGAAGAATATCAACAAGGTTGGCCCATCCGCGGTCCAAGCAGCATTCGATGCAAAGGGACGCAAATACAACAGGCTTGTGCCCCAGTCGAAGATCGGTCGATCGCAAAAGACTGGCACATGGGACTCCGTTCGGAACAGCGACAAGACAAAGCGACTTGCGCGCAGGGCAGCCGCCCTTCCAAAGAAGAGGGATAAGAACGGCCAACTGTACGCAGAGTTTGGCCCAAAAATTGGAGCGCTGGGAAAGTCGGGTCTGTCTGATTGGATGATGACCAGATACCACCGATACAACAATACGAAATCGACCGTCGGGATCACTGGACCGGCTTGGAGAGTGGCAGCACAGGGGCATGTTTTGGAATTCGGCTCAAAGCACAGAGCATGGGGCAAATCCTCCAGTCCACTTCCGCCAAGGCCATTTCTTAGGCCGGCCGCCCAGCAGACCCGCAAAAGCCAGCAGTCAAAAATCATTTCCACAATGAAGAAGTGGCAGAAAAGGGTCTGATATGCACGTAATAGAACAGCTCGTAGCAGCCCTGCGAGCAGACACCGCCGTCACGGCCATAGTTGGGAACAGGATTTTCACTGACAACCCACCACAGGACACAATAAAGCCATCGGTCGAGATATACCTAATCTCGGACGATCAAGAGTCTACCATCGACAGATGCACGGTCGAAATGGGTGTCATGCTCGTGCAAGTGAACTGCCTCGGCAACTCAAGGAGCCAAGCCCACGATCTTAGCACCAAAGTCAGGCGCGGTATCTTGCATCTTACGTCGGATGATCAGGACCAGAAGATCCAAGATGTCAACATCAGCTCTGGCTCGAGGTGGGACGTCATCAGGCCCCTCGATGGCAGTGACTCATATACCTACGAGTGCCAGAACGACTACAACGTACCCTACACATTCACAATCTAGGAATAAACAATGGCTGGAACTACAGGCCAAGGAACAACCGTTTCCTTTACCACCAACGGCGCAATTTCATGCGTTCGCAGCATTACTCTGCCGGAGTGGTCGATGGAAGTCATCGACTCGTCTTGCTTGAGCGATACCGGCTTTGGCAAGAAGATCGCAGGCGACCTAGTCGATGCAGGCAGCGTCGAGCTTACGATCGTGTTTGAAGAAAATGATTCGCCGCTGACTCCGGACGGAGTGGCCGACACGATCACCGTCACCCTGCCAGATGGCGGGATCCTGACTGGCACTGGCTACATCACGAGCTGCACTCTCCCGTCGATCGAGATCAACGGCTTGCTCGAGCAAAACGTCACCTTCACGTTCGATGGAGAGACCGGACCCACGTTCACGCCCGGCACTCCGTAATCACCTAGTAACTAGGAACTAGCAATATGAGCGACGTGAGAATCGAGAACAGAGTCGGAAAAAATCTTGTCACCAAACAGGAAGTCGTATTTTCAATCTACGATGTCTTCCTTGGAGGCAAGCACGTTGCTCATATTGGCTGGGAAGAGGGGTCAAAGCTTATCTATATCTGCCCCGTATCTCCAGTAGAAAAGAAAAAGATCGAGGAAAAACTACCCTCCTTGATCAATCAGAGTTTCACCAGCACCCCCTTTCCATCGATCGATCCTGAATTAGTTGAAGGGATCGGTTTCGAGGACGACTACTATGAGTTTGACGAAGAATAATCTTCTTGAAGCGCTTCAGCCCTCTGGCCCAGAATACCTTGGAGAATTCCTAGGTCTTAAAATCTACGTAAAGCCATGCTCCGAATTAAAGCGCGCAAGACGTGGCGCTTCAATGTTCGACAGCAATGGCAACGTCAAAAAGAACTACCGCGAACGTGCTCGAGCATACTCGATCATTGACTCCGTTTGTGACGAGAATGGAAGATTCCTTTTCGATGACAGCGATCTTCAGTCGATACTCCAGTGCGACTCGTTGAAGCTTGATCCACTGACGCAAGCGATCAACGATTGGGCGTCGAGGACAGAGGGAAACGAGTCGGGCGAGTCGGAAAAATAAAGGCCGAACTCGCCGTCAACCATAGATTGTCTTCCGCCTACCATGTCTGTGAAAAGCTTGGTATCGATGATCCCGTTTGTTGGCTGAATAACACGAAGCCCGAAGTCCTTGATGGCTGGGTTGCGTGGTTCAGCCACATGGCAGACGTGAGGGAGGGAAAGGTTAAAACCCAGATGTCCCCCAACGATGCAGAAAACTATCTCAGCGGTATGGTCAAATGAGTGAAGTACGTGTAGGTGCTCTTAGGTACGATGTTGTAATGAATACAGCATCGGTTCAAGATGGCGTTGATGTTACAAAGTCAGAACTAAAGACTTTGCAACAATTCTTTCGCGACGTCATCGATCCGGCAGCCGAGTACGAGCAGCATCTCGAAAACATTATGGCGCTCGTTGAGAAGGGTGCGCTTACGCCGGAACAGGGCGATTCGGCAATGGCCGCCGCCGACCAGAAGTTCAGTGGCGTGTCTGGTGTAGATGCCGACAACAAGGCAAAAGAAGAAGCGCTCCAGTGGGAGAGGATGCTCCAAGAAGAGAAGGTCAAGAACCGCAGGGAACTTCTCCAGTGGGAGAAGATGCTCGAAGACGAGAAGGATGAAAACAATGCCGCCTACCTGAAGAGGGTAAGGCAACAGAGCGCAATCAATGAAGAGGCCGCAAAGCAGCAGGCCGCACGAGGGAAAGAGTTCTTCAAGATGGCCAAGGCCGCAGACGCCGAGACCATGCGAAGAAAAAAGGAAGACGAAAAGACAAGGGAGGCGTGGGCGGCTCGAAGGGCAAGACTGCTCAGGAAGAGGCGAAAGGCGCAAGCCGCAAGAGAGGAACGCCATATAAAAGAGCGCGACAAGCTTGAGAAGCAGAGCGCTGCAAGAAGGGAAGCGCAGTGGGCCAAGGACAATCTAGCGTTGATCAGAAACGGCCGAACGATGAAGCAGAAGTGGGAGGCCGCCGGCAGGATGTCGAAGAGGTACTTCACTGGAAGTGGCCAAGGCCTGAAGACCATCACGGCTGGGATTAACTCTGCGACCTACGGTATGGGAACATTTGGCGTTGCAATTCGCGCTGTCACCGGCTTGATGACCGCACTGTCCGTGCAAGTTGTAATAGCGACCGCAGGCCTTGCGCTTGTCGCCGCGGCAATCTATGGCATCTACAAGGTGCTAAAAAAGTCTGTTATGGCAGCAGACTCGTTTAAGAAGTCCATGATCGACTTAAAGGTTCTTGCCGGAGGACAGTTCACAGCCGAATCGATGTTTGGCGAGATCAGAGAGTTTGCAAGGAACTCGCCATACTCTGTTGACCAGCTTGGCAAGCTTGCAGCACAGATGATGTCGTTTGGCGTATCGTCCGAGCGAACAGTAGACAACCTGAAAATGCTTGGCGAGATTGCTGGCGGTGACGCAGAGAAGCTTGGTTTTCTTGCGAAGGCCATGAACGACGTCACAGCCATGGGTAGACTCCAAGGTCAGGAGCTTCGTCAGTTTGCGAACCAAGGCTTCAACCCCTTGATGCAGATGATGAAAGAAACCGGCAAGAGTTACCAGCAGCTCAGGCAAGAAATGAGCGACGGTCTTATCTCTAGCGAAGATGTCCGCAAGGCCATCGAGACTGCAACGTCAGAGGGTGGCATGTTTTATGGTCGAATCGAGGAAGGCCAGAAGACAATCTCGGCACAGCTAACGAAGTTTGGCGGGATGATCACCGAGCTTCTTGCCAAGATTGGTTCCATGACCGGCGTGTGGGATGCTGTTTACTATTCAATTGTTGCGATCAATTCGGCCCTCGAGGGTGTGCTTTGGGTGGCTGACAGAATAGCCGCCGCAAAGAGTGCGATAGTCGATTTCTTTGTTATTGGCAACAAGGAGGCAAGAGAGGCGCTTGCCCTTGAAGAGCAGATGGCTAGGGCACTCGAGAAGACGATCATGGAGATGGAGGCCGAGATTGCAGCAGAAGAGGCCGCACGCAAGAAGCAACTGGAAGAGATCCAAGAACTCCAAGATCAGGTGCACCAAAATCAACTGGAGAACCTCTATGGCGAAGCGCAGGCTGAGAAGGAGATGTATTACATACAGCTCCAGCGCCGAGTGCTTGCCGAAGAGATAACGGAAGAGACCGCAAAAAAGCTTCGTGCACTACAGGAGCAGGTGTGGGCCCACGAGGAAATAAAGGAAGCAGAAGAAGAGAAGAAGAAGCTTCAAGAAGAGTCCTACAAAGAATTCGAGAAGCAAATGGAGATGATCAAGCAAGAGCGCGAAGAGAAACTAAAAGCGCTTGACGAGCAAATCAAGGCAATCGAGAAGACCGAAGAGGCAAAGCGAAAGGCCGCACAGAAAAGCCACGAAGAGGCCATCAAGCTTATCGACGAAGAGGCCAAAAAGCAGATGGATACATTCGGCAAGTCAAACAAGGCCGCATCGTCATTCGAGGCCGGATCAGCAGAAGAGTACCAGATGATTCGCGACCGTGAACTTGCAAGGCGAGAAGAAGAACGCAAGAAGCAGGTTGATGCAACCGCTCAAGCTTCCCGCGATGCGACAAACGTTCATCTTGCAAACATTGAGAAGAAAATCACAAAAGACGCCAACATTGCCAAGCAAGGCGTTGCAGCAGATATCATGGAGATCCAATAATGCCCTTCACCGTCAAGGAACTGAGATCGACCTCAATGTCGATCAGTGGCTCTGAGGATGAGAAGACCGGAAAGAGGTCTGTCACTCAATCCATTACCACAACGTATCGAGTCATTGCGACTGGGTACGCGTCGGCCGACATGGTGACAGACGCGCAGGTTGCGTGCGCATCCGGCTTGCCATCTGTTAACGTCACGACTTGGTACTCGTCAGTTGCGGGCGTCGGCTTGCCACAGGCAGTGTGCCGATCAAAGACCGTTACGAGACACACAGACAATGCGTTCGTGTTCGATGTTGACTGTGAATTCAGCACACCCGAACTCGAGGGCGAGGACTGCGTGGGCGTGCCGCCGGTGAGCGTTACAGACATAACACCGAGCGTCCAATCTCAAATCGGAAGCTATGAGCGTGTACTGTACGCAGACAAAGATGGGGAAGCATGTTGGCGCCTACCCGGCACTCTCACCCCCTTTCAAGCTCCGGTGGTTGAGACGATCCCAACGTTCTCACTCAAAATAACTCAGTACGAAAGCTCGTTAACGTTCGACGACCAGCTTGCAAGGTCATTCAAGCTCAATAGTGGCACCTACCGCGGAAAGGCCGCCGGCCTGTGGATGATCGGTGCGGTGGCAGCATCCGAGGTCGAGGTCGAATTGCAGAGCGGACCAACGACCGCGGTAAAGGTCACGTACCCGATCACTCTCAGTGAGCGATACTACTACCCACCCGGAGTGGCGGCAACCGAGGCCAACCGAATCATCTACGGGTGGGACAAGGTGCAGCCACTTGTCGATACTATGCGCATTACCGCTCCGCCGGTACAAAAGCTCGTCCCAATGACAGACGTTGGGTCATCAAACGTTCGGAGCGGCTACATTCAGACAAGCGGAGAGGAAAGGGTTGTTGTGGCCGGATCGAATGATGACAGGCCAGACTACCTTCGGTTTAAGACACAGGATTCGATCAACTTTGCAAGTTTCCTACAGGCTTAGAGAATGGCAATCTATGGTTTCAACAAGAGCGACGCCACGGCGCTGAGGGCGATCGCAAACATTGCACGGGGCGGCCAAGGAGACACTGGAAGCAATTCCAATGGCGTTCACGGTAGCGGCAATGAGACAAGACTGTGCAAGACCGTCACAGCCATCCCCGCAAGAACAACAGACACCGCCGGCAATGCTGACGATGTTCTCTGGTATGTCGTTGGTGAGTCTGGCGACATGACGCAAGTAAGTGGAACTGAAATGACGGTTTACAACCCGTTCTCTAGCGAGGTCGCGGCGGATGCGTACATACTTGTGACAAGAGTGTCTGGTGCTTGGATAGTAACAGCGGAGGATTGCAGTGGCTAAGAAACGATCCCCAGGGTGCAACTGTTGCGGCGGCGAGACTTGCGTGATCTTCGACATCAATCAAGATACGGAAGCCAACAAAGATGCAATGAACGGCAAGGTCACTTGGAGCGGCACCGGTGACTTTCGCGGCGTCCTTGCTCCCGGCGAGTGGGTTGAAGCCAATGCGACAATTCCCTCCAGCGAAATGACGCAGTTCAGGCTAAAATACACAACGCCCAGAGAAAGCGTTTCGGTGCTTGAGGCATCCAATCTGCCCAGCTCCGGCCAATTCGGTGCAGAGGGCACAATAGAGGTCTCTGGGCTGCCCGTGCTAACTGGCTCGGACGAGTACACCGTTGAGCACGAAATGGTTTTTAGCTGCACAGGGGACCTAGAGTCGATTAGCGGCCAATGGTTGGAGATCGCAGATGTCGTCGGAAATGTTGCGGACTTTCCTGGGTTTACATATAGCGGCAATGGGCCCGTGACAAGAAACGTGACTGGGCCAACAACCCAAGACCCTAACGGCACATGGAGATACGAGCTTGCTAACAGCAATTGGCTGTCCTCGGTTGTTACCCTAGACTCTTGGACGATCACGCTTACGTCATCGGTTGAAGGGGCTGGCGAAAGGGCAGAGTACAGCAAGCCAATGGAGTGGACACTGTCCGCAAGAGACGCAAACAACAAGGGCTGGACTCGAACGAGATCGTATGTTCGTGGAGAGCTGGTTGAGTGCTTCAGCATCCCAGAGTATGATTCGCTGAACAACTTTCAGCCAACGGGCAAGAGCTACCAAGCCGAATACTTCGTCAAGAACGTTACGACGCACAACGACAGTGGAACAGAGTCGTCGGCGGCAAATGGAACGCGATACAATAACGACTACGTTTTCTACCACTACACTGACGCACCGTCAGGACAGCTATACGGGTTTACTCCAAACGTTTCTAACGGGGACATACAAGCGAGGTACGACTGGGTTGAGGATGGCAACGAGGGAGTTCCACAGCAGCTTGACGCAGTTATCGGCCTCGACTGGCTCTACTTCAGCGGCTCCGCCGACTCAGTGACAGACGAGTTCGCGGGAGTGGACTTGCTAAACGAGACATTCCCATGGGATAGAACGACAAACTACGACCTTACCGTGCGGCTAACTAACGACAGCGACATTGCATCAATCGATGTTCTTGAGTTATTTGCAACAAGAACTGACGGCATCCAGTCTGGCGACACTGGGTACTACTCGTGCCAGACTCCGCCCACGAGCCTCTCGAAGCCTAGTTGTCCTACCCCTATCGTTCCGTGCAGTGCCCAAGACCCTGTGTCCAAGTTCATGACTGCCCACGTCATAGAGCCAGACTATGACTGGATTCCATCGCTGGAAACAAACGACCTCACGAGCTACTGGCGAGGCAGAGTTGATCCATGTGACCCCAGCGTCCTGTCCGATGGCTGCAACGGCGACATACTCGACGGCGGTGACATCGACATTAGTTCAATCAACTTCAATCCCCCTACTCCGGTTGTCACGTATGAGTTGGTGAACAGTACCGCCACCGAAACCTACGAAGAGTGGACCTACGAGTGGACGCTCCCAGCGGACCAAACCGCTATCGATGAGGCTCCATGGTTTGCTAATGGTGCCGGAGGCGATCACAACCTAGAGCTATTTGAGTTTGACGCGAACAACTATGAGCTGTTTGGGTCATCCAGAATAATTGCACCGACCTCAGCAACGACGAGCCAAGGACTTGGCGACCCCAACGACTCAGCGTGCTCTCAGCCCGGCTCGCTGTCAGGAACGATTGATCGCTTTGCCCCATATAGCTTCATCGACTGGAATGGAAGCTCAAACACTGAGCCCGTCCTGAGCACCCAGAGCACGTACTGTCGCGACGATCCAAGCTGGACAACTAGCGGCGTCCTTTCCCAGCCATACAACTCTCGGTCTGCCCCGTTCCTGAAGTGCGATGTCGCGGATTCGCTCAAGGTCGTTCTAACCGGAGAGTCAGCGGGCAACACAGTGACAGTCGCAGATAGGCTTGTTGGTAAATTCAGGTGGTGCAGCACTGACTTTTCCCCCAATTGTACTGACGGCTCCGTGATTACGGGCAAGATCACGAAGCTGGTTGACATATCCACAGGAACGACCACTTGGGGCTACTCTGGGTCGCGAGGGGTCTATATGACCTACGTGGACGAATCAACCACAAGAAACGTCGATCCTACCCTGTGCAATGTGTCAGTGGAGTTTAAGGACAGGCCGTAATGAGAAACAAAAGCAAGCACTTAGAGAGCGTGCGTAAGGTGCGACAAGAGAATCACGCCACGGAACGAGTCGGCACAGAGCTGTCGAAGCTAATTCCAGACTGGGCTGTGAAGGATAGGTCGGGATGTGACTGTAAGAGCTGGATCAACAAGATGGACCGATATGGCGCAAAATGGTGCGAGGCAAACAGGCCGGCGATCATTGAGCATCTTGTGAGGTCTAAGGAGCACTTGATACCGGCTTTTAGGAGCCTCCCAGACGCCATCTGTCGCGTTGTGGCCGGCCGCCTGCTCAATCATGCCATACGATCCGCGAGTCGCTCAGGGGGCGCCCAAGACCACTAGAACGGGCGCCCCCTTCTGGCAGGCTACTTGACTCCGCGATTCTTGGTTGGCATCACTTCGCAGAATGGGTGCGTGCCATCGAGCACAACCCCCATTCCAACGATCGGCCTCTTTGTGTACTTCTGCCCATACCTTTGTTGGAGGTGGGTGGGATCACAGAGCGAACCGGCGCTCATTCCGAAGATCCTCATTGCATCGCAGGCGTACCACTGGACACCAAAGGCGGCATGGAAGTGGCCGATCACCGTCGAGCGCATGGCCTGCTTGGCCTGAGTGATTGCTGGAGTCTGCCCGCCAGCGCCGGCATCACCGTGCCTGTACGCCACCCCGTCAATCTCCACAGTCCCGTACCTTCCTGTCACCTTCCAGTTGTCTGGCATACCGAAGATGTCTTTTATCGGCCGGATGAACTCTTCCGGTATCTCAGCATCAACGGCCTTCCTGCAAATTAGCGCATCGTGATTGCCGACGAGGAAGTCCACCTTTCCGCGACTGAAGTGCTTGTAAAACGGCTCGAGCTGTTTCCTCGATTCATAGACTTCGTCAAGTATGCGCTTCGTTCCTGCTTCTTTTTGGTGATAGCTGAGAGCGTGTAAGTCAAACGCATCGCCTAGGAACACTGTCCTGTCTGTCTGCCAGCAGTCCTGTATATGTCGGACAAAGTCAAACGCTTTAGGATGAATTGCTGGGGCGTGC